CTATAAAGCACCAATCTCCGCTTTAGATGGGGCTTGTAATTTATTAGCCGCACAAAAGCAAATATCATTAAGCATATATAGTGCTTCTTTTAACCCTTCTATCCCATCGCAATCTTCGCAAACTCTACCAAGCCCATAAAGCAAAACGCTAAGCCCTAGTAATGTATCTTTTGCATTATCAACTTCATCAATATAAGATATACTAACTTCTCTCATAACGCACTCCTTATAGCGTTTCTTACTGCTGCGTCGCTTCTACTGGTTTGAGCGCAAATTTCAGCTTGGCTTAGACCGCTTTTATAAAGCTTTATGATATTTTCTTTTTCAGACTTACTTAACTTTGTGTTATAGATAGCCTCTTTTTTACTCTGATTTGCTACTTGCCTTAAAAGCTTAACTTCATTTTCTAAACTCTCATAATACTTAGCTTTATACTCATCTGCCTCATTTGATTTCTCTTTTAAAGCAGATAAAATTTCAGCGAATTTAGATTGGAGATTTAGATTACTATTTTTAGCAGCTTTTATCATCGCTTCCATTTTATTAAAGGCTTTTATAAACTCTATTTTCCATCTATAAGCCTTCTCGCCAGTAAAACCCATAACCAAAAGCGAAAAGCCGTCTCGTGTTAAATTATAGCAAGGCAGTTTTCGACCAGTGCTATCAGCATATTCACTGAGCGGAAAATTCCGTTCAGTGAAATCATCAGTTGGAAATTCGCGAATTTGTGCTAAAATATCACTATGTCGTTTATTAAAAACATTTGCGACACTCAAAGAAGTGGTAAATACTCCACTATTTACCACTTCAAACTCTACATTCTGTCCGTTTATAACGATAACTTCGTTCATTTTTTATCCTTTGAATTTAATTTGTGAATGTTTATTGCGATATACGCAAGTAACAAAACTTCGGCTACTTCTAAAATTTCACTCATTTTAAGCTCCTTTCTATGATATAATTACACAAGGTCAAGACAAAACCATATCAAGGGGCTTTCGCCCCTGGCTCTAAATCCAAATCTGAATGATTTTAGATATTAGGTAAATCAAAGCGGCTACTTTGATTAAAACATCTAAGGTTTTCATCTTGACCTCCCTTCTTAATTTATACCAGCATTATAGCATATTTTATACTTATTGTCAATATAAAAGTATATTTTTTAATCTTTATTTTTATTTTTTATTTTTAAAAGTATTTAAAAAGCACTTAAAAGATATTTAAAAGGGTTTTAACGCCCTTTTAAATAGTGTTTAGAGTGAGCTTATGAATTTTTTGATTGTAGCTTTTAGTTCGGTAAATTCGTTGTTTTGCAGCTGTAGTTCTTGGTTTTTTAAAAGTAGCTCTAGCGATTTTGTTAATTGCTCGCTAATATTACCGCTACTTGAAGCGGCTTTTAAAGCACTTTCTGAATACCCTATAAGTTCGCCAAGCTCTTTATAGGTCAAGTTTAGCTTTTTTGCGGTATCTTTAACTAAATTTTCCATTTTTCTCCTTTCTTTAAAATTTAGAAAATTATACCAAAATACTACTTAAAAGTTTATAATATATACTTTAAAAGGCAAAACCCTAGATGAGCTTTTAAGCATTATTAAAAAGTATGAAAAGCCCATTTAAAAATCCGTGGCGAAGCCACCCATTGAAAGGCTTTTTCAAGGGGTTAGGGGTTGTTAAGGGGGAAGGGGTAGCGACTGCCAAAAAAGCGTCCCCCTTCCCACTTAAAAAAAAGAAAAATTTTTAAAGTGTTTAAATATGGGTCACATTCCAAATTTTCGCCACAAAACAACCATTTAAGGTTGTTTTGCTATTGCGAAAATTTTGTCGCAAAGGTTGGCTCTGCTGACCTGCGAAGTTAAAATGGGGCTTTGCTCATAAGGCTGATATGCATAGTTGTATGGTTGTAAGAGTAGATTAGTTAGCCCACTAACGCTCAAACTCCACTTCTATACTATATCCACTACTATTTAGGCTATGACTTACGCTTTTTATGCCAAACATTCTACCATCTATATCACTAGCTCCAGTGTTTTTAAAACTCACTGAGCCACCGCACACTATATTTGCTCCTGCTAAGGTGCATTTACCACTTACTCCGCCTTTAAGCAGATCGTTTAGTTTTGCGTTAGCCCTGCTAAAAGCTTCAGAGTCACTTTTTGGCTGTGCTACTCTCATTTTGTAGCTAGGCTCACCGCTTCCTGCTCTTAAGCTTTTGATTTGGCCACTAGAGATCTCTTGCCACTGCAACACTACTGATTTATATGTATTTCTATAAGCTTCACTGATCTCAAATGAGTATAGCTCACTCATATCAAGCTCAAATTTAGCTCCACCACTTATACCTGAAGTATTATCATTTACGCCCTTTATATCTACTTTTTTACCTATTATTAGGGTGTCATTTTTCACACACCCCAAAAATCCAAACTCAAACGCAAGGTTATAGATAAACTCTATATCGCTCTTGTCTTGCTGGAGTTTGGATACTATATTTACATCTTCGCCATTTGATTTAAAACTGAGCCCTTGCTCGATTGCTATTGTTCTTGCGATTCCAAATAGAGTGGTGTTTTCCCAGCTTCTAGTCTTTTTAACCTTTGTTTTAGTATCAGCGAAATTTACCGCTGTGGCTCTAATCTCAGTAGTGTGAGCCTTAAAGTCTCGATCGACTGTTTGCAGGGCAAAACTACCGCATTTATATAGTTTAGAGTAGCCAAGATATAGCTCTATCTTATCGCCAAATTTAGGAGCGTTATAAATGCCATGAACGATTATAGATACTTCATCGCTCTCATCGCCTTCTTTGTCATCGTAGGTGATACTTATGAGATTTGCTCTAATTACTTCAGTCATATCTTTGTCATTTACCACTACTTTGAAATTTGGAGTTAAACCCATTTAAGCTCTTTCTATTATATTTGCAAGTTTTTTTGCTCTATTTGGAGTCTGCTTTGCCCACAAGGATTTCATCATATTTGAACTTGCATTTTTATAATCATTTTCTTTGATGAAATTTAGAGTATTTTTAAACTTTAGCACTCCACCAACGCCCATCTGATAAGCCATTTCTATCACTACTTCTTGAACCTCTTTTGGTGAGTTATTTAGCCAAGGAATGGCGTCATATACTTTGCTTGTAAGCTTTGCGAGTTTGAGTCTTAAAATCTTATCTGCTACTTCTTTACTCATAGGCTCTATAATCCCACCATTAAGCTCGAGCTCGTCCCTTGTCAAGCTATCACACTTAAAGCCATATCCGATCGTATCAAAGCCTAAAGTATCTTTATAGATATGGTCTCTAAAGCCTTCGTTTGATTTTATGCTATCTATTAAATTCATTTTGATCTCCTATTTTTGATTTCGCAGCTGAGCGAAGCCCAGCTTTGCGGGCAAGGAGTTACACTCCCCCCGCCCACCTAAAGCCCCACTTCGTGGGGTACCCCTATAAAATCTGTGGCGAAGCCACCCATTGAAAGGCTTTTACAGGGGGTTAGGGGTTGTTAAGTGGGAAGGGGTAGCGGCTGCCAAAAAGCGCTCCCCTTTTTTTACCATAATTTATTTTGTTTAGGCTCTTTACTTGCAAATTTAGGCAAGATTACTATATCTCCAGCCTTTAATATCACACAGAGGCCAAAATTTATACTTAGCACTTGGGGGAAGTACTCTAAACTTCCATAGTGTTTATAGACTATACTATCTAGCCTATCGCCATCTTTTGCTACATACCTAGTCATTGGGGCACCCCATTTATGGGACTTTAGTGCTGTATGGAGCTACAGACTTGTTTGTAGCGACTTTATACATAGCATTGCTCCAAATTTAAACTAAACTCTTGAGCTAAAAACTTCCCATCGTTTGTCCATAAATTTCTAGTCTCCTTAATCTCGAGTATCACAAATTTTCCATAATACTTACCATCTCCTGCTACCAAAGAAAGTGCTTTAGCCTCTCTCATTAGCTGCCAAAGCTTTTCTAGCTTTTTATTACCATCGCCACTATTTGGCAAGGTTCTACCACTCAAACTTATACTAGTTTTCCCAAGATTTGCTCTATAATGAGCTGCGTTATTATTTATTCTTTCATTTAAGCTAATTCCACTAGTTCCACTAATCTCAATAGAGACGCTATGTTTAGTTTCAAACAAAAAACCACCTAAATTCAAAATCATCCTGCCACCATCCTATTTTGCATATTTCTTTCATCTCTTGCTAATGCTCTTTTTACACTACTAATAAGAGCTGCCTCAAACTCTCTAAGGTCAAATTTACCATCACTTGTAGCGATATTAAATCCGCCATTTAGGTTGATAACTATATCGCTTTGGTTGTTTTGGGATTGTTTCATAGGTAAATCATTGGCTTTATTGGGTATAGAGTAGGCTTGATCTATATCTTTTATTTGGGGTAATTCTATCTGACTTACTGGCACACCAATTTGAGCAGCTTTAGGTATAATCTCACTCTCTGTAAATCCCAAAAATTTACCCACACTTTTAAAGCTATCAACTATCCAAGATATCTTCTTGCCTATCCACTCAAACATACCGCCAAAGCTCTCACCAAACCAGTCAATCACAGGCTGGAATATACCTTTAAGCCACGCCCCAAAGCTTAAAAACCACTCTTTTACTTTGTCCCAGTTGGCTATGATCTCCCCAGCTAATACCACCAAGGCGCCAATTCCAGTAGCAAGTAGAGCTAATCTAAAAATTCTAAGCCCAATACCTGCCCCTATAAAGGCTTTTTTCAAAAAGCCCACACTAGCACTAAGCCTAGAAGTCGCAAGAGAGTGCATATTTGAGCTAGCAGCATTTATTTTATGCCACAAGCTAAGAGTTTTTAGTCTTGCTATCATAAGCCCTTTTTTAATGTTTAAGACTGCTATGATTTGCCTTAAGCTTATCCAAGAAGTCATTAAATAATTGCTTGCTAAACGAACGCTTATAATAACTGGTTTTAACATCAAAAATCCAGCGATACTAAAGCCTAAGACAGTGTTTAACCCAGGGATTTGTCCAGTGAAATTTACAACCGAAGATATAAGCCCTGCTACGGCTTTGCTACCGTTTGCAATTGCGGGTAAAAACAGAGAGCCAAAATTTATAGATATTTCAGTAATTGCGTTTTTTAGAGTTTGAAGTGCATTTGCGGTAGTATCACTTTTGTTCTTAAACTCATTATCCATACTTCCGCTATAGTCGCTATCAAGGTCTTTAATAGCCTTTTTATATGTATCAAGACCATTTACAAGCAAAGCTATATCTCCAGCAAACCCATCACCAAAGATATCTGTAAGTAGCTTTAATTGCTCACTGCCTTTTAGCTCTTTTGCCTTTTGTAAAAATAGCATAATAGTCTCTTGTGGGGCTTTTGCCATATTTGCTGCTATAAACTCTGGATCAAGCCCAAGAGATGAAAATGCCTCTTTTGTCTTATCATCGATTTTTAGATTGCCTAGCTTTTTCATTAATGTATCAGCACTAGTTGCAGCTAACTCTGGAGTTTTACCAAGGCTTATAAACGCACTAGCTAAAGATGAAGCTTCTTTAGCGCTTAACCCAATTGTTTTAGCCGTTCCACCTATGCGTTTTAGCACCTCTACAATCTCTTTGGCCTTTGAAGCAGAGTTATCACTTAGATGATTTATAGCATCGCCTAGTGAGCTTACTGCTTTAATATCCATATTAAAGATATTCATCATCTTACCCATGCTATCGCCAGCTTCATCAGCACTCATATCAAATGCCACACCCATTTTAGCTGCTGTTTTGGTAAATTCAAGTAAATTCTCTTTTGCGATTCCTAGTTGACCGCCACTTGCTGTGATGGAGGCAAGCTCACTAGCACTTAGCGGGATCTGCCGAGTCAAAGCCAATATCTCATCGCCAAATTTTTTAAGCTCATCTTTTGTTTCAAAATCCACTACTTTTCGTACATCGGCCATACTATTTTCAAAGTCAATAGCCGCTTTTACTCCTAGTACTATGGGCGCACTTCTTGCTATAAGAGATGTTATATTTGTCAAATCAGCCTTTAATTCCTCAGTATTTGCCTTTAGTTTTAGCTTTATATCCTCAAGCTTTTTTACTTTTGCTAGTTCGCGGCTAAAGCCTTTTAGGTTTGCTTCGCTTTGCCTAATTGCCCCTTTTAAATTAGCAAAAGAGCTATTAACCTTTGATATTTCGCCTATACCTTTTATAGCAAGTCCTATTGAAATGCCTAAAACTTCATTTTGCAAAAAATCTCCTTTTATAGTATAATAAAGATATGAAAATGAATACCTATATGTCTATTAGAAATGCTTTTTATAACTGGGCTATATTTATTAGTGCTTGGATTATGGCTTGGTGCGTTTATGATTATGAGATTAAGAGTTTTGAAGATATAGCTTCAAAAAGCCTTATAACTCTCTTTATCATGGTTATCACCTATCCATTAACAGCTTTATTTTTGAGTGTTATTTTAAAGTTTATAGACAAGAAAATACGCCAAAAATTACGCCTTAGCCTCTAAAATCTCTTTTGATATCTTTAGATACTCGTTATACTCGCCCACATCCATACTCATAATTTCACTATATGAAAAGTGTAGAGCGTGACCTATTAAAGCCACGCCCCAAGAGCTGTGGGCTATGCTAAAAAACTGCTCACTTCTTTTAAAAGCATTGTGCAATCTTTTGCGTCCATATTCTCTAACTCTTCCTCACTAAGGCAAGTAAGGTTGCTTGTAAGCCTAAATAGCAAATCGCTATCATTTTGCCCGCCGCCACTCATCATAAATCTTACATCACGACCCTTTGGGTGTCTGATTTTTATCTCTTTTTTATCACTTAGCGTAATTACCGTATATTTCTCGTTGTTCTCTTCAATTATGTTGTTTTTCAT